ACATTCACCAGGGCAGATATCAAGGCTTACGCATGGTGGCAGCGCAAGCTTGGCTATACCGGCAGTTCCGCTGACGGATATCCGGGCGCCGCTTCCTGGGTGAAGCTGCGAGTGCCCAAGGCTTAAGGAGTACACATGGCGCTCACAATCGATCGAGTCGCCCAGAAGGTGGAGACGCTGCGTCGCGCCTCTGCCGACCGAGATCAGCGTCAGCGTGATGTGCATGACGTCCGCTCCGGCGATATCGACACGGTGATGCCTGGCGCCATGCCTGACGCATGGCCCAAGCCCATCGTCGCCAATATGATTGACACCAGCGCACGCGACCTGGCCGAGGTCATGGGCACCATGCCGAGCATCAACTGCGCATCCGGCGTGACTACTACGGACAAGGCGAAGAAGTTCTCTGGCAAGAGGACCAAGATCGCCAATGCCTATGTCCAGTCCAGTCAGCTTCACTCCGGCAAGCAAGTGACCTTCTGCGACTACTACAACACGTACGGTATGGCCGTCTACGTTGTCGAGCCTGATTTCGTGGACCAGATTCCACGTCTGAGGGTCGAGAACCCGATGGGCGTGTATCCAGAGATCGACCTGTATGGCCGAGTCCGCAGCTACACTAAGGTGTGGCGCGAAGAGGCAATCCATCTCGTGGCGAAGTTCCCACAACTGCTTCGCGTACTTCAGTCCAACGAGACGGGCGGCCAGGCTGGCGGAGGCTGGGCTCAGCGCGAGATCGAAGTAGTCAAGTACTGTGACGCGGATCAGATCATCATGTACATGCCTCAGCATGGCAACCAGCTCATCGATCTGATGGAAAATCCGATGGGCAAGGTCTACGTCTCCATCGCCAAGAGGCCTGGCTTCGACCAGGCCACCCGTGGCGCATACGATGACGCCATCTGGGTCCAGCTGGCAAAGGCGCGCATGGCACTTCTTGGGCTGGAGGGAACCGAGAAGGCTGTCCGTGCTCCGCTCGTCGTTCCGAGGGATGTTCAGAAGATGACGTTCGGAGACGATGCCGTCATCAGGACCGACAATCCTCAGGGTGTCATGTATCCCGTCAGGGATATGCCGCAGTACGCCTTCCAGCAGGGTCAGCTGCTTGACCAGGAAGCACGTCAGGCAATGAGGTCTCCGGAGGTTCGCTCCGGAAATATCGACGCATCCATCATTACCGGCCGAGGCGTTCAGGCGCTGATGGGCGGCTTCAACACTGTAGTTACCACTGGACAGTCCGTTATTGCCACCGCGCTCTCGAAGGCCCTTGAGCTGATGTTCGAGATGGACGAGAAGCTGTGGCCTGGAGTGAAGAAGACTGTCACTGGCGTAGTCCAGGGAACTCCGTTCGAGGAGACCTACGTACCCGAAAAGGACATTAATGGAAATCACACTGTTGACGTCACCTACGGGTTCGCCGCAGGACAGGATCCAGCCAGGGCTATCGTCGCCCTTCTCCAGCTCCGAGGAGATCAGCTTGTCTCTCGCGACTTTGTACAGCGCCAGCTGCCAATGGACCTCGATGTGGTTCAGCTACAGACTCAGATCGACAACGAACAATTCACCGACGCTCTGAAGCAGGGCATCATGGCATATATGCAGGCTGTCCTTCCAATGGCTCAGCAGGGGCAGGTCGATCCAGTAGACGCCCTCTTCAAGATGGGTAAGCTCATCGAGGAAAGGGAGAAGGGTACCGCAGTGCACGATGCGGTACTCAAGGTGTTCAAGCCGAAGGAGCAGCCCGCAGGGGCTGCACCAGCAGCGGACCCGATGGCCGCCCTTCTGGGCGGAGGAGGACAGCCGGGGACCCCAGGACAGCCAGGTGCGCCCCAAGGAAGCACCGCGCCAGGAGGAGGTGGCAACCCACAGGGATTCGATATGATGAGTCTCCTGGCCGGTCTTACCGGTAAGGGTGAAGCAACCATGTCAGCCAAGACCCAAAGGCAAAGTGGGATTTGATGGACACTTGCTGGAGCTGTAAGCTCTCCAAGTATCACAATTACAAGGACCGTATCGGTCTACGCTGTCCGCGTTGCGGGCAGAAGGAAAAGGATGACCCCACGAAGGTTGTGCAGGTTGTCGTAACAGAGGCGCCCAAGAGGGCGCCTGTCAAGCGAACTCCAAGGAGTAAGTGATGAGTGAAGAGGGACTGTTCCCCCAGCACCCACGTTCCGGAGACTGGGAGACCCTTGAGGGCAAGATGCTTGCACCTCACACCGCGCCTCCCCTCATGTCCACCGCTCAGGGTGACTCCCGTCACCAGACTGATCCGATGACTGGACACTGGGACAGCACTGTAATCGTCAACACGGGGATGACTCGTGGTGGCGGAACCATGCTCAAGTAAGGAATCCGATGGACGACGACGAGATCGAAGTGGAAGAGACCACCTACGCCACGGCGCGACGCCACAATAAGTGGTCCGTCGTCGTCCTCGGGCTGAACTACCTCACGCGGGTATCTCAGCAGACATCGAACTTTGTGGGCGAGCTGACGATTGCGGCAGCTCAGCATGCGAACCAGGTAGAATACGATAAGAAGTTCGACAACATGACGCGACTGATGCAGTGGGAGGAGAGCGATGGCTGAAGTGTCCGGTCCAGGAAAGTTCAGCGAGAGGACCGACAAGGCGGTATCCAACGCCAACGCAACTCTGCCGAATGCTGGATACGGAGAACAGGCAGACTATCAGGAGCAGAAGAGCGGAGCGCCTCAGGCGCAGAGCGCTGGTGGCAATGCGGACTTTGCTTCCATGTTCGGAGATCCGTCCAGCAGGGTAATCGGACTGGGCGAGCCTACGCAGCAGCCTGGAGTTCCAGTGACTGACGGCGCGGCGATGGGCGCCGGGCAGGGCGAGGAAGCTCTTGGGCTGACGGACCAGAAGCAGGCCGACCTTGAGTCGATCATTCCCTATCTTCCGGTCCTGGAGTTCATGGCGAACCAGCCTGGAGCTTCGTGGGCCATGAGGAACACCGTCAGGAAGGCCAAGGCGCTCCAGTGAGCAACGAACCCGAGTACCAGTATGGTGGCCAGTGGTTCGACGACATGGGCGCGCTGGCTCTCGCATTCACGGACGCGCCCATCATGGGCGTATCCATCGCACGCTCTGGCGTCTCCAGGGCCCAGGCCAATGACATGGCCAAGAATCTTATCAAGTCAACCATCTCCCCGTACGACGACGCGGAGGTGTCGCCCCTCAGCATGGGAGAAGTAAGTGGCTAGCAATCCGACCGAGAAGGACATTCAGCTCATCAGTGATGCCGTTCTTGAGGGCACCCTGGATGTCAACAATCTGCCACAGTCCGCCCAGGCGGCACTCGCGAACCGCTGGCAGAGTTTTGGCCTGGACGTCTCCCAGCCTTACGACGAGACCAGCCAGGCTCAGTACCAGGCGCTCCGTCAGGAGCGTGAGGCCCGCGCTGGTGGAGGCTTCTTTGACTCTCCGGTCTTCAAGCCTATCGAGTGGGTTGGGTCCAAGCTGTATGCGGCTTACTCTGCCACGATCAGTCCAATCCTGTCTGCTGGCGGAATGGCCCTTCACTCTGTAGCGTATGGCCGCGCCGACTACATCGGTGAAGACGGCGAGTGGGATGCCATGCAGGATTACTGGGATCTGGCACACAACATCTCTCCAGGCCAGGCTGTGTGGATGATGGGATTCTCTGACAGCCAGCTGAAGGAGAGGGGCATCCGCCCCGACCAGATCGCCCAGGACAAGAAGCTGGTAGCCGCTGGAGAGTACAGGGACAACGCCACGCCCGAGGACCCTTTCGGCATTCGCACCAAGGCTGATGAGTATTTCGGCTCCGGCGCATCCAAGTATGTAACCGGAGCGACCGACTTCGCAGTCTCCTGGTATCTGGATCCACTGGTCCTTGGTGGCAAGGTTGTGGGCGCCTCTAAGCGCGCACTCATCAACAAGCCTGTCACTCCATCAATCGAGAAGCTTGGCAAGAAGTTCGGTCCTGACGAAGCATTCAACAAGTTCGCGGAGAAGCCAGCATTCCAGTCCATGGTGGACACCGTGATGAATGTAAAGACGGCCAGTCCCGACAATGCTGCACTGATCCTCCGACGCGACATGCCGACCCTGAGCAAGTCTGCCAATGGCGACGCACTTGCACGCCTGCTTGTGCAGGCGAAGGATGCTGATGAGGTATCCGACATTCTTCGCGTGTCGCTGGGCGACGTAGCGGGCAAGACCGCACTGGAGATCAGGAACGTCAAGGTTGTGGACCAGGTGGACCAGATCACCACGAAGAATGTTCTGCACGCACAGTATTATGACGGACTGAGTGACGCCGTCAAGGCGTCACCTCGCGGCCAGAAGGTCAAGGCCGCCATCGACAGGCAGACTTCGTTCGTCAACAAGCTGAACAATGAGACCAGGGTAATCGACGACAAGATCGATGCGTTCAGGTCTCTTGACGCCATGAACTTCAACCGTGTCACTACACCGCTCGGCCTGAAGGTCCGGGCCGGTGTTCAGGATGGCAGTTTTAAGCAGATGCGTGGTGGAGGCATGATCCGTGGAACTGGTGCACTTGTGTATAACTCCACTATCGGTGCACCGATCAAGCTGATCCGAAGCTACAATGACATCAAGCCCACCAACTATATCGACGTCCACGGCGAGAGCAGTTACAAGGAACTTGATGCGTCTCTTCGTGAAACGAAGAGCCTGACTCGTGAAGCTCGTGAGATGTACGTATCCCAGTACATCAAGGCGAACCCAAACGAGCGTCAGGTGGCACTGATGCAGATCGAGAAGAAGATCACTCGCAACATGGTCGACAGATACAACCTGAAGAACCCGACCAAGCCGGTTGACTATGACATCGCGGATGAGATGTACAAGGAGGTGGCTCGTCGCAGGTCCAGCGGCCAGGCCGCCGCTGCACAGTCTGGCCGCTCTTACGGCTCTGCGACCATGCCCGACCCTGCCGATCCTTCTCGCTCCATTCGCGTAGCAGAAGTTGAGGCAGACGGCAGCCGTCTGATTTCTACTCCGATCTTCGACACGCAGCTAGCCAACAGCCATGTCCTTCTGGACTTCGGCCTGTTCGAGAAGGCGCTGAATGCCAATGCGTCTAAGTGGCAGGCAGCAAAGCTCAGGCATGGCCAGGGCTGGATCGCGAAGTCTGGTGACGTGGTGGACTTTGTGAACACCACATGGAAGTTCGCTCAGCTGTTCCGTCTGGGCTACGCGCCCAGGGCGCTTGCCGATGACTTCCTTGGCCAGCTGGCCCGTTTCGGCGGAGTGGCTATGATGGGTCGTGCGTCTACTGGCGGTAAGGTCATGCTTGAGGACTTCACCCGTGCCAAGTGGATGGGTGACTCTGTAGCGTCCGCGAGGATTGCGCAGGGCAACCTCGCCCAGCACATCGAAGAGATGGGGGCAAGCCAGGCGGCCATCAAGAGGAATCTCCTAAGGGCTCAGGCCAAGGGCACCACTGGCGACATTCAGCGCCTGACCGACGACATGCAGACCATCACCGACGATCTCGCTACAGCGCAGCAGACTCACGCAGACTTCGGCAGCCTCGTGGCTGCCGGTGCTCAGATGCGTGACGTGAAGATCGGGCGACAGGTATTCTCTCCTGCGTTCGGCGGCAAGCAGGGCGAGCTGTATCGCGATCTTGCGGCAGGCAACAGGAACTTCAACAACCTCATGGGCTCCCAGGCGGACTTCTACCTGAAGCGCATGAGGCGTCTTGAGTGGAAGAACATCAGTCCAGCGACCGAGGGCGCAGAGACTCACATGGCTGCATGGATCAGGCACGCCAATGACCAGATCGGCCAGTCCGGCGTGGGCCGTCAGGCACTGATGGGCAAGTCTGAGTCCGAGATTGCCGCTTGGATGAGGAACACTCCAGAGGGCCAGAAGTACAGGCATGATATTGGCCTTAAGAACATGTCTGACTATGAGCTCGCCCAGCGGGTTAAGGCTCAGGTGGACTACGTCCTGGATCCGTCCATTCCTGGAATGGACGCTATCAGGCAGGCGGTTCTCCAGGGGAAGCTTGAGAAGGACATGCTCAATATTGTTCCTCTTCGTGCCCGACCTATGGTGAATGCCGAGGCCTTCCGTTATGCGGAAGGAACCAGCACCGTGTCTTCTCTGCTTGACAGGGGAATCACTGGCTGGTACAACCTGGCAAACCAGATGCCAGCCACGAAGCTTCTCCGTAATCCGCTGTTCGGCTCTTCTTACAAGAACCACCTGTCTGAGTCGATGGCTACGATGAAGGCTCAGGGTGTCACCCACATCGACGAGTCCACTCGTAAGATCCTTGAGACCAACGCCCGTAAGGGTGCTCTCGATGACGTGAAGAAGTACACGTTCACGATGGATCACGAGACGAAGATGGCGTACATGATGCGCAACTTCGGAGCATTCTTCGGTGCGCAGCAGGAGTCATGGAACCGATGGTCCAGGATCATTGCTGACAAGCCTGACGTACTGGCCCGAGTGGGCCAGGCCTATGGCGCACCGGCAAGGGCTGGCATTGTCGCTGACGGAGACGGCAATGCCGTTGACGCGTCTGGCCACGTTACTGATCCAGTCACTGGCGAGAAGAGGCTCATCAAGTATGCAGACCGCAGGATGATTGTCCAGGTTCCCGACTATCTCGGGGGCAAGGGACTCAACAAGGCTCTTGGCCTTGACGAGAACGCTTCATTCGTCATTCCGATGTCGAGTGCTGAGATCATCCTGAACCATGGTGATGGCGCACTCCCAGTAGGAGCTGGACCATTCGTTCAGATTGGAGTCAATCACTTCGCCAAGGAAGATCCGAAGGTAGCAGACTGGGCAAAGAAGCTCGGCGTCCTGCCGTTCGGTCCGCAGGAGTCCATCATGGACTTCATCAATCCGACGACCGGTAAGCGCCTTGGCGATGCCACTGACGATATGGGCGAGACCAAGCAGCGTGCACTGTTCTACTCGATGCAGGTCGAGAACTACAAGTACGAGAATGGCCTTCGTGAGACTCAGCCCACTTGGGATGAGCTGAAGGACAGGGCTGACAGATGGACCATGTTCCGCACTGCGGCAGCGTGGACTCTGCCGATCTCGGTCAATGGACAGGACCCGTATCAGTTCTTCAGGGATGAGTTCCAGCGTTACCAGAAGCTGGATCCCGACACCTCTGACGAGAAGTTCTACGACAAGTATGGTGACTCGTTCTACGCGTTCACTCAGTCCATGTCCAAGAACAACAGCGGCCTCCGCCCAACGGCGGAGTCTGTGACCATGTCCAAGTACTACCAGGATCTGATCGAACAGGTTGGACCCGAGTACGCTGGACTGATTGTCGGACATGAGGGAGACGGAACCTATTCCGAGGGCGCGTACTTCTACCAGAAGACGCACGCTTCGGACGTGGCTTCGAACGTGACTCAGCGGACCACAATGTCTGCACGAGAGGCGTTCGAGGAGTCTCAGAAGTCTCGTGGGTGGATGCAGTACCGCACCTACATGGACAATCTGAATGCTCAGCTGTTCGACCGTGGACTCAGCACCTTCGACGATGAGGGCGCAGAGGATCTGAAGGACACGAAGAAGGCCCTGGTGGAAGTGCTCACCAACCAGCGTTTCGCTGATGGCGGAGAGAATCCGTTCTACAACGAGGCGTGGGAGAAGGACTTCAGCTCCATGGACCGAGGCAAGTACGACCGTACCGCCTTCGACCTGGAGAAGATTGTCCAGGATCCCGAGCTGTGGGCCAAGGCCGTCGGTCAGGATGGAACTGTCGGAGTACGTTCCGACATCTACACACTGAAGACTTACCTTGAGTACCGTAAGCAGATGGCCGTGACCCTCGCGTCCCGTGACAGTGAGGGCGGTTCTGCCGACATCACTGCTCAGTCGAACTACGATCTCAAGAACTCGTGGGACGACATGGTGATGAGGCTGCTAGAGAGCGACACCAAGTTCTCCTGGATCCACAGCAGGTACTTCGCCACGGACATGGGATTCAGCATGGACGTGAAGTACACGGAGGAGCAGCAGGCGGCTATGGCCGCCTCTGACGCAACAGTGATTGGTCAGCAGGCGGTCACTCAGCAGGACCAGCCTGGAATGTTTGATGTAATGGCAGATAACGGAGTATAAAGATGGCTGACGACAAGTCTCTCTTCGAGACCGGTACAGGTGTTGGTGGAGCGACTAGTGGTCAGGCGCAGGTAACCGCACTGGACGCTGCCGTCAACAGGCAGAAGGCCGCAGGCGCTTCTACTCCAACCAGCGGTGGAACGAAGGATCCTCTCGTCTATCTTGGTCAGAACGACCAGCTCATGGGCGAGATGCGTTTCACCGCTGGCACCAATTACTACGACAAGACCAGCAAGTCTTCCGAGGTAGCGAACCAGTACTACAGCTGGTCGCCAGCAACGAAGAACAAGTTCCTGACTCAGCTGGGCCTGTCCGGTATCGACACCAGTCAGATCAATGACGCGCAGACCGCCCAGTATTGGGCGGCATACGTGGGTCAGGCTGCCAGCTACTACGCTGCCGGTCAGAAGATGACGCCGTGGGACATCCTCGCCAAGGACAGGGAGCAGAGGGAGTCGTACCTCAACACTCCTCGTTCCGTTACTCAGACCAGCACTGCAACTGATCTGTCCACTGGTGAGGATGCTCACGCTATCTTCCTTCAGGCTGCCCAGTCGCTGCTGGGCAGGGATCCCACCAAGAATGAGATCAGTTCCTTCCAGAAGGCGCTGAACAAGTATGAGGCTGCGAACCCGACCACGACCACCCAGACCACCAACTACATGGGTGACACGGTGACTGGACAGACGTCCACCACCAAGGGTGGCGTGGACGATTCTTCTCGTACTCTCATGGCGATGGAGGATGTCAAGGCGGATCCTGAGTACGGAGCCTACCAGGCTGCGACTACTTACTTCGATGCGATGATGGAGATGATCGGCGGATAATGGCAGTCAACGGAGCAGACATTGCCGAGTGGGCACAGCAGTGGACTGGCACGCCATACGTGTGGGGAGGCAACAGTCTTTCCTCCGGTGTGGACTGCTCTGGTCTTGTCCAGCAGATCTACAAGCACTTCGGTATTAGTGTCAGCCGCACCACATATAGCCAGATCGGCGAGGGCAAGGCTGTCAGCATGAACCAGCTTCAGGCCGGTGACATGGTGTTCTTCGACACCAACCCGAGTGCGGATGGTCCAGACCATGTGGGAATCTACATGGGCGACGGCAAGATGCTTCATGCCCCACGGCCAGGGAAGGCCGTGGAAGTAACGGACATCACCAACGGCTACTACCAGAATGCGTTCATGGGTGGTCGTCGGGTATCCGGCATCGGCGGTGGAGGGAAGGCCGGAGACTGGAATCCCACCGATTCCACCGAAGTCAAGCTTTCGCCCGAAGAGCTTGCCGCCAGCTATGGCTGGGCGTACGGCTTCCTCAACTCCAACAGCCAGCTTAAGGGACTGTTCGGCGAAGCAGTCGCCGAATCATGGAGTCCGGACAAGTTCCAGGCAAAGCTCAGGGATACCAAGTGGTGGAAGGAAAATTCTGACACCATGAGGCAGGCTCAGATGGAGAAGTCGACCGATCCAGCCACATACAATGCGAAGGTCTCTGCGGCCAAGGTTCAGATCGTTCAGCTCGCTGGTGAGATGGGGGCAGCCATCCCCAGTGGGAAGCTGAACAAGATTGCCGAGCAGGTCATCAAGACTGGCATGGATGAGGCAATGCTGAGGAATACGCTAGGTGGCTACATCACATTCCAGGGGAATGGAAGCACGCTGAACGGCGAGGCTGGGCAGTATGAGCATACAATCAGGGAGTTCGCCTACCAGAATGGCGTAACTCTGGACAAGCAGACTGTAAAGAATCAGGCCCAGCTCGTCGGTCGCAAGGTGGCGACCGCCCAGGACTTCAAGAGTCAGATCGTCAACCAGGCGATCAGCACCTATCCTGGATACAAGACTCAACTTGAGGCGGGTATTACCATGATGGACATCGCCTCTCCGTACATCCAGCAGATGGCGGAGGATCTGGAAATTCCCCACACTCAGATCAATCTGTCTGATCCAGCCATCAAGCGAGCCCTGAATGGTGTGGACCAGCAGGGTAAGCCGGTCGGAATGGATACGGTAACGTTCCAACAGCAGCTGAGGAGTGATCCTCGCTGGGCAAGGACGGCCAAGGCTCAGACGTCGGTAATGCAGACAGGACTTAAGGTGCTTCAGGATATGGGGCTCAAGAGCTAGGGAGAAACTGATATGGCTCAGCCCACATTTGATCAGTTCTTCAGAGCGATCGCCGAGCAAGAGTCCAACGGTCGGTACAATGCTGTCGGCGTGTGGGTTCGAGGAGACCGAGCCTATGGTAAGTATCAGGTCATGGGAGCCAACATTCCCTCCTGGACCAAGCAGTACTATGGCAAGAGTCTGACGGCTCAGCAGTTTCTGAACAATCCAGCAGCACAGGAGGCGGCAGCCAAGGGCAAGCTGAAGTCGTACTACAACAAGTACGGCGCCCGAGGCGCCGCCTCTGCGTGGTATTCTGGAAACCCTAATCTCCATATGTCCACCAGCTCTCAGAGTGGTGGACCGTCTATCAAGTCTTACGTTGACTCGGTAATCAGCAAGGCCTACAACTATCCAGCAACTGGTGGTACGTCAACTACCACCGCGTATTCGAGTGGAGGTGCCGTCACGCCAGCACTATCTAGCGCAGAGCTTGCCGAGCAGTACGGATTCGTGTCCGGCTTCCTGAACTCCAACAGCGAACTGAAGAAGCTGTTCCAGAGCGCTGTAGCCGACAGCTGGAGTGCTGACAAGTTCCAGGCCAAGCTGCGCAATACGAAGTGGTGGAAGACTCACAGCAAGGACGAGAGGGCCTACCTTCTCCAGCTGAAGTCTGACCCGGCCACCGCGAAGCAGGATCTCACGAAGGCACGCACTCAGGCGCGGCAGATCGCGAATGCTCTGGGTATCGTGGAGACTGCCAGCACCAAGAAGAAGATCGAGATGGCTGCGTACAATGTCGTGGCCAAGGGCTGGGATGAATCCCAGCTTCGGTACTACCTTGGTCAGTTCGTGGCTTTCGGCTCCGGTAAGCACCAGGGCGAGGGCGGCGAGGTCTGGGATGAACTTCACGAGTATGCGTACAGTATGGGCGTGAACATGGCTGGCACCTGGTACGCCGACAAGGCGAGGCAGGTCATCAGGGGCGTGTCGACCGTTCAGGACTTCAAGAGCGAGATCGAGACCAAGGCCAAGGCGGCGTTCCCTCAGTGGACCAAGCAGATCGAGGGCGGCCAGTCTGTGGCTGACATCGCTCAGCCTTACTTCTCCTCCATGAGTGAGATCCTTGAGCTGCCATCGGGCAGCGTCAATCTGTTCGACACCACCATTCGGAAGGCTCTGAATTACACGAACAAGACAACGCTCGCCAAGGAGGCGAAGCCGCTGTGGCAGTTCGAGAATGAGCTTCGGTCTGATCCTCGGTGGAAGAAGACGAAGAACGCACAGGATAGTCTGTTCCAGGTGGGCCATCAGGTTCTGGCGGACTTCGGATTCAAGTACTGACGGAGGAACAAATGACTACACCGACTGGCGTGGATCTGACCACTGCCGACGCTGGCATAAAGGTTCAGCTGGCCGCCATGAAGGCGAGGCAGGCCAGGGACCAGAGGGCTCTCAGCGCAGCTCAGGCCACGGTCAAGAAGCTGACGGGAAAGAAGAACAAGACCAAGCAGGAGTCTGCCGCTCTAGCGGCAGCCAGTGCCAACGCTAAGCGTTACGGTGCGCAGATCAAGGCCCTAGGTCTGCGGATCGTATCCACGCAGAACAAGTACTACGAGAGCACTGGACAGTATGAGATGCTGCTTGAGGGCGAGAACCGCGACGCCTTCATGGCTCTCAACTCTCTGTTCGAACAGTATGGGCTAGGGAGCCTCGCTGGCAAGATCTACGACTACGTCAAGAACGGCTATGGATCTGACACTATCAGTATCCTTCTCCAGGATACGTCTGAGTACAAGACCAGGTTCGCCGCCAATGACGCCCGCCTGAAGGCTGGCATCTCCGTTCTGTCTCCAGCGGAGTATATCGCAACGGAGAACAGTTATCGTCAGATCATGAAGCAGTCCGGCCTTCCGGTCGGCTTCTATGACACCAACGATGACTTCACCGGATTCCTGTCTGGAGACATGAGCCCGACAGAACTACAGTCCAGGGTGGATCTGGCTACGCAGGCTACGGCTCTGGCCAATCCTGCGTATAAGGACGCGCTGAGGGCTATGGGGCTGAGCGATGGGGACATCACCGCCTACTTCCTCGACCAGCAGAAGGCCCTCCCCTTCCTTCAGAAGAGCGCGGCTACTGCCGCGATCGGAGCAGAGGCACTCCAGCGCGGGTTCGCATTCGATCAGCAGTACATGGAGAATCTCGCCACTCAGGGAATCTCTCGCGAACAGGCAGCGCAGGCTTACGCCAAGATTGGCGACGAGTTCACAGATCTGAAGACTCTGGGCTCCGTGTATGGCGGAGGTTGGACTCAGCGACAGGCCGAGGAGGATGCGTTTACTGGAGGAACTGAGGCTTCCAAGCAGCGAACCGGTCTGATCGGCAAGGAGAAGAGCGCATTCAGCGGAGCCGCTGGGAGTGCCCGTTCTGGACTTGCACAAACTGGCGGAGCAAGGTAAGATAGAACGCGTGACCAGCCGTATCCAAGTGCGGCTGGCACTATCTCCCTGTAGTGAACTGGCATCACACCTGTTTTGGGAACAGGCAAACGAGGTTCGATTCCTCGCAGAGAGACGAGAGTAGGTCGGGTTCTCGCGCCCCGTTAAAGGTCCAGGCAGGTGGACCGCCTACTCGTGACTTGCCTTATTGGTGTAGCGGAAACACACTAGTCTTCCAAACTAGGTTCGCGAGTTCGATCCTCGCATAAGGCTCTGGGTTAGGATCTGTGATCCTAACTTACCTCACTGATCATAGATCAGTGCGATGCCGGATGGTGTAACGGTAACACGATGGGCTCATAACCCTTAACTCTCGGTTCGATTCCGAGTCTGGCCATATGTCGCTGGTGTACTGGCAGCACAAGAGATTCCAAACCTCTTGGACAGGGTTCGATTCCTTGGCGGCGTGCGCAAGTTCTATGCTTACTAGACTAACGGCAGGTCGCCTGGCTCTGGACCAGGTAGTCGAGGTTCGAATCCTTGGTAAGCAGCTACAACAGGAAGGCTGTAACGGCGGTTATGTAAGATGCTCCGCCTCTGGGATAGGTCCCGTACACTTGGATTGCAGTGGGCAGTGGTGCCCAAGGAGGAGCTTTGCCGCACAAGAATCGAGAAGACCGACTGAAGTGGTACGCTGAGAGGCGCGCCGAGATCAGAAGGATTGTCGAGGCTGGCAAGAATAAGCCCTGCATGGACTGCGAGACGCAGTATCATCCATACGTGATGCAGTACGATCACGTCCGAGGCAAGAAGAAGTTCAATCTCGGCGCAGCTACACAGAACGCCCCGAACCTCCAGGCGGTCCGTGACGAGATTGCCAAGTGTGAGGTAGTGTGTGCTAACTGCCACGCGATGCGCACTTGGTCCAGGCTGCAAGAGGAGAGTAGCGTCTCTGGAGATAAACTGGTCTAGAAAACCAGGCCGGGGTAACTCCCGAGGGTTCGACTCCTTTGCTCTCCGCTTGGATTGCATGGCGCTGGGCGCCAAGCCTCCTGCTAAGGGGCTTCAGTCTAACGGCTGGTGGTTCGATTCCACTGCTCTCCGCTGCTGTAAGCCAGGGATAAGCAAGGCGGGCCTGTAAAGCCCTACCTGCTCGGTTCGAGTCCGAGTACAGCAACTGATGTTCTGCTATGATGGTCATGGCTGCGGTTGCAACCCGCAGCATCCGAGTTCGATTCTCGGGTGGAACTCTACGGGAGCGTAGTTCAACGGTAGAACGCTAGTTTTGCAAACTAGATATGAGGGTTCAATTCCCTCCGCATCCACTGGGAAGTAGTATAACGGTGCATTACCCCGGGCCGATAACCCGGAGAAGAGGGTTCAACTCCCTCCTTCCCTACCATTTGCACTTGTAGCTCATTGGTCAGAGCAGCCGCCTGTCGAGCGGCTGGCAGAGGGTTCGATTCCCTTCAGGTGCGCGCAGTAGTAGCCCAACGGTAGAGGCACTAGTCTTAGGAACTAGGCAGTGATGGGTTCGAATCCCTCCTACTGTACTCTTGCTCCATTTGTGTAACGTTCAGCACAGCAGGTTCTCAACCTGTTAGCCGGGGTTCAACTCCCCGATGGAGTACAACTCGCCACTTCGGTGGTTCGGACATGACGTCGTGTGGTGGTCCGAGGTAACGCAGCATGCGCAACAAGGCGCATAGCCACACCCAGCCCTTCTAGCTCAGTGGTAGAGCACCGGCTTGAAAACCCGGAGGCTGTGGTTCGATTCCACGGATCGGCACTGTGACCATGTTGTAATGGTAGCCTGCCAGGTTGTGTCCCTGGCTGCGAGGGTTCGATTCCCTCTGGTCACCCCGCTCCGTTCGTTCAATGGACAGGACAGCAGGCTACGAACCTGCCGATGGCGGTTCGAATCCGTCACGGAGTACGCATATTCCAGTCGCACAATTGGCTGTGCAACAGACTCTTAATCTGTGTGGATGTGGGTTCGAGTCCCACCTGGACCACGCCTGATTAGCTAATGCTGGCTTTAGCACCTACCTAGTAAGTAGGAGTACGCGGGTTCAATTCCTGCATCAGGCTCTCTATGGTCAGTAGCCAAATGGTAAGGCCTCGCACTGTTAATGCGAAGATTACAGGTTCGAATCCTGTCTGATCAGC